GAGAAAATGGTTCTTCGCCGTATGGAAGAAGAACGCAAACAACTTGTCAAATTAAAATATGATTATTACTCTGGTGTATTACCAGAAGAAGATTTAAAAGCAAATGGTTGGGAACCAAACAGACTAAAGATTTTAAAGTCTGATATGGGTATGCATATTGATGCAGACCAGGATATTGTTAAAATGAATTTGAAGATCGCAATGCAACAAGAAAAAGTTGATGTGCTTGAACAAATAATTAGACATGTTAGCAATAGAGGTTATTTGATTCAATCTCTAATCGCATGGGAAAAATTTAAAGTTGGCGCTTGATAAAATATACCTCGAAAAAATAAACGAAGTCTATATGAGGGTTCATACAAGCCCTTCGGTTGCACAGGAGATTGCTGATCATTTCTCCTTTATGTCTCCTAATGCAAAATTTGATCCTAGAGTAAAAAACAAATACTGGGATGGCCGCATTCGTTTGTTTAATCCAATGACCGGGCTTATATATTGTGGTCTGGTATCAGCAATTTCTGATTTTGCGGATACCAGAAATTATACTCTTGAGATCGGTGATGATCTTATTAACAATGAGGTAAATTTTAATGAGTATGATTTTAATTTAAAAATTGAACCGAGACCATATCAGGTAGATGCATATAATGCTGCTATCACTAATGAAAGAGGCATTTTCTTATCACCCACTTCATCAGGTAAAAGTTTTATTATACACAACATTTTAAGATACTATAATGAAGAAGGTCATAAGGCATTGCTTATTGTTCCTCGCGTGTCTTTGGTATTACAGATGAAATCAGATTTTGAATCTTATACATCTGATGAATTAGACATGTATTGTATTACAGCAGGTGTAGATAAAAATACAGCAAGTGATATAACAATAACAACCTGGCAATCGATTTATAAAATGCCAAGACAATGGTTTGAACAATTTGGTGTTGTTGTTGGTGATGAGGTCCACGAGTTTGAGGCAAAGTCCCTCAAATCAATCATGGAGAAGATGGTAAATACAAAATATAGATTTGGCTTTACAGGAACATTAAAAGATACACAAACAAATAAGATGACACTTGAAGGGCTCTTTGGTCCTATTAATGAAGTAATTACCTATAAAGAATTGATGGAAAATAATTGGATAGCCAAATTAAAAATTAGAACCATCATACTAAAATACGAAGATCAGGAAAGAAAAGATTCTCGCAAATTTACATATCACGATGAGATTAAATTTTTAAATGAGCATGATAAGAGAAATAAGTTTATAAGAAACCTGGCTCTAAATTTTGAAAAGAATTCGTTGATACTCTTTAACAGAATAGATCATGGTAAGTTGTTATATGACATGATCTCTAACAAAGACGAAACCCGTGATGTGTATTTAATCTATGGAGGTGTGGATGCAGAAGACAGAGAAACGATTAGAAAATTATTGGACACAAAATTCAATGCTATCCTTGTGGCAAGTTATGGCACCTTCAGCACAGGTGTTAATGTACCTAATCTTCATCACGTTGTGCTTGGGTCTCCGTATAAGTCACGGGTAAAGATATTACAATCAATTGGTCGTGGCCTAAGACTACATAGTGAAAAAGATTTCTTGACAGTATATGACATAGCCGATGATTTAAAATATAAAACACAATCCAATTTTACATTATCACATTTCAGTGAAAGAGCAAATATATACAATCAAGAAGGTTTTGGAGTACGCATAATAACGGTTGATTTATAATAACAACTAATATAATATAGAAATTATTTGTTACATTTGGGAATAACCATTATGAGTATATCTAAACCAAAAACTAAAAAACAAAATCATTATGTAGATAATAAAAAATTCTATACTGTTTTACTGCATTACAAAAGAGAATGTGAAGAAGCAAAATTAAAAGGATTAGATAAGCCACCGATACCTAAGTATGTCGGTGAATGTTTGTATATGATTGCCACTCGATTATCTTACAAACCTAATTTTGTAAATTATACCTATAGAGATGAGATGGTGTCAGATGGGCTTGAGAATTGTATTAGTTATTTGGATAATTTTAATCCTGATAAGTATGATAATCCATTCGCCTACTTTACTCAAATTATTTACTACGCCTTTTTAAGACGTATCGATAAAGAAAAGAAACATCTCTACATTAAGCAAAAGACATTAGAGAATTTTTATTTTGAAGGTATGCTTGCAGAACAGGCTTTGGTTGATGATAACAAATCAGTAAGTGTTAATCTTGATAATGAATATATGCAAGGTCTTGTAGAATCATTTGATAAGAAGCAAGCAGAGAAACAACAAAAAGCAAGAACAAAAAAGAAAGAAATTTTGGAGAAGTTATATGACAACGATCAAGGACAAGATGCACCTGATCCCTCAGCCTGTGATTGATTGCGCTGAAGGTCTTGCATCAACAAAGCAAGAACACATGAAGATGAATTATATCATCCGTCTTGAAACAATTAGAGAATACTGTGATAATATATTGAAGTCACAGAATCAGCCTAGATGGGCTCAACAGCAACCAATTAGAAAGAATCAAATTTTAAAATGAAAATAGCATTGATTGCAGATACTCATTGGGGAATTAGAAATGACAGTATTATTATCGCAGATGCATTAAAAAGATTTTTAGATGATACTTTTTTTCCAACATTACGTGCTAATGGTATTGATCATGTCATCCATCTTGGTGATCTTGTTGACCGCCGTAAGTATATTAATTTTAATACTGCTAAGCGTCTACGAGAAGATTTTCTTGACCCTTTACAAGCATATAATATCACTATGGACATCATTGCGGGAAACCATGATGTCTATTATAAAAACACGAATAAAGTAAATGCACTTGATGAATTGCTGTTTGGCAAATATAAGAACATTTGCATCTATACAGACGCTGTTACTGTTGATCATAATAACGGCATGCCGATCCTTTACATTCCATGGATAAACGATGAAAACAGACAGCATACGCTCAATGAAATTAGCAATACAAGATCTCAAATTGTATTTGGGCACCTTGAGTTGGCAGGATTTGACCTCTTTCGGGGGCATAAAAATGATCATGGAGACGATCCTAATATTTTTAATCGCTTCGATCTTGTCTGTAGTGGGCATTATCATACTCGCTCTGATAATGGTTCTATTTTTTATCTCGGCTGTCCTGTTCAATTTTCTTGGTCTGATTATAACGATATTAAGGGATTCCATATCTTTGATACTGAGACTCGTGATCTTGAGTTCGTTCCTAATCCTGATAATTTATTTGACAAGTTCTTCTATGACGATCTCGGAAAATCTTTGGACGATGTTATTGTCTTTGATCAAACCGATTATAGAAACAAGTATATAAAGTTGATCGTAAAGAACAAGACCAATCCATATTGGTTTGATATTGTTGTTGAAAAATTAGAAAAAGCAGGCCTTGCTGATCTCCAGGTTGTTGAAGATCATTTAAATCTTGATCTAACAGAAGATAGTGATATAGTTGATCAGGCTGAAGATACTATTACAATATTACACAAATATGTTGATAGTATGGCAATGCAGGCTGATAAGAAAAGAGTTGAAAAGATTATTCAAAATTTATACAATGAAGCATTGACAATTGGTTAATATGAAAATCATACACATCAATCGCAACATCATTCAACAAAATGCTAAACATGGAAAAGAAGAACCTGTTGTTCGTGTTGAAGAGAATGGTGTCGTAAAGTATTGTATGGAGGTTGATATTAAAGGACCATCACGTATGATATATCGTCCTAGCAAACCTAGACCATGTGGTGCTAAGCTGTGGATAGAGACAGATGCAGAAGTTGAAATGATTGGTATTAAATGATATTTTTTAAAGCTATCCGATGGAAGAACTTTTTATCTACTGGCAATGCATTTACAGAGATTAATCTTGCATCAAACAACACGACATTGATTGTTGGTGAGAATGGTGCTGGTAAATCTACAATGCTCGATGCATTGTGTTTTGTATTATACAATAAACCATTTCGTAAAATTAATAAACCACAATTGCTCAACTCAATCAATAAAAAAGATTTGGTTGTTGAGATAGAATTTTCTATTGGTGCAAATCAATTTAAAATTGTTCGTGGTCTAAAGCCTGCTATATTTGAGGTTCATAAGAATGGATCATTGTTGAATCAAGATGCTGATAGTCGAGACTATCAAGATGTTCTTGAGAATCAGATTCTTAAATTAAACCACAAATCATTTTGCCAGGTAGTAGTTGTTGGTAGTGCATCGTTTGTTCCTTTCATGCAACTATCAGCTCAACATCGTAGAGAAGTTATTGAAGACCTTTTGGATATTCAAATCTTCTCTACGATGAATACTTTATTGAAGGAAAAAGTTAGTAATAATCAGCAGCAGCTATTGAATGTCAATACTGCAATTAATCTTAATAATGAAAAAATTAAACTTACCAATGAACACATTCTTGCAATGCAAAGATCTGCAGAAGAATTGATTGATAAGTATAGAGCTGAGCTACGAGATATTACTGACCGTATTGAATACGAAAAACAATCATCTGACTCTATCGATGAACAAATAACACAATTGAATGAGACAATCAATGATGCGGAAGCGGTTGAAAAGAAACGTGGTAAGGCTCAGCTATATGAGCGCCAACTCGAAGCAAAATTGCAAAGACTTCGTGAGGAAATTGAATTTCTTGAGACGCATGAGAACTGTCCAACATGCAAACAGGGAATTGATGGAGATTTCCGTAGCGCTACGGTTGATGACAAACTTCGCAGCTGCGCAGAGACTGAACAAGGCATTGTTCAACTTAAAGAAGAAGCGCATAAAATTGATACGAGGCTCGCTGAAATTAGAAGTACCAATTCAGCAATCTCGGATTTGTCTATTAAAAGAATTACGCACTCAAACAACGCAAAGAGTCTTATACAGCAAGCCAAGAAAATTGTCAAAGACATTGAAGAAGCTGAAGATAAGGTAAAGCAGGCATTCGATGTTGAGAGTCTTAGTACACTAGAAGAAACATTGACAACTCTTCAGGTGGATAAAGAAGATATTCTAAAAGATAAAGATGCTCTGGGCATAGTATCGGTAGTATTGAAAGACTCTGGTATCAAAGCAAGGATTATTAAGCAGTATGTTCCAGTCATTAATAAACTTATCAACAAGTATCTTGCTGCTCTCGATTTCTTTGTTATGTTTGAGTTGGACGAAAATTTCAACGAGACAATCAAATCCAGACACAGAGACGACTTTTCTTATGCTTCTTTTTCAGAAGGTGAGAAGATGCGTATCAATCTTGCGATCCTGTTTACTTGGCGTGCTGTGGCTAAGCTTCGTAACAGCGCTAGCACTAACCTTCTTATTATGGACGAAGTACTTGATGGTAGTCTTGATGGCAATGGCACAGATGAGTTCTTGAAGATATTAAACAACTTGACTTTAGATACAAATACGTTTATCATTAGTCATAAGGTTGATCAGATGCATGATAAGTTCAATAACGTGTTGAAGTTTGAGAAACACAAGAACTTTAGTCGTATTGCCGCATGAGTGAGTGGGATGATTTTATCTATGATAACTTCATAGAAATATTTGAGGAGATTGTAATGAATGAACTGATCGAAAATGTTGCCAAGAAGATTGCAGTTGCAAACAATGGTGGTGACTGGGCAAAGCACTATAACGAAGATCAAAAGAATGTCTGGCGTGAGCGTGCAAAAGAAGTTATTGAGATTGTTAAACAGGGATTAACAAAATGAAAAACGTAGACGAGATGTCTGTGTTTCGATTCTCTGTAGCCATAACAGTAATGTTTATTCTCGGGTTTCTTTTATCATCACTAATTAAGTGGGAAGATTGTCAAATGTTTAACGAAACAAGTTTTTTTGGCACTAAGTATGAGTGTAAGGTAAAACAATGAGTGACAATAAGTATGAAAGAGGATATGCCTCAGTGGCTAATGAAGAATATCGTAAAGGCTATCGTGACGGTTGGCGCGACGCTATGAATGATGAACGTCTAGATAAGTCAGAGCCAAACTATCCACCAATAAAACCCACACCATATACACCAGGAGTGCCTTGGACTAAACCAGATATGTTTAACACATGTTCAAAATGTGGAGCAATTTGTGGACCATATCAAATTTGTAAAACTCCAGGATGCCCAACATCTCCACAACACTATACAGGTTCATGGCATATTAGAACAACTGATAATACATCAGGAAAATAAAATGTGTGCAGAAGTTATAAGTAACACTCCTAACATAGATCATTTTTCCAAACATTGGTATGAATTATCAATCGAGGAAAAACGCGCCAAAATACAAATGGCGGAAGAAATGAAACGCCGTGGTTACTTTCCAAATAACATGCTCGCCGAAACTATTGCTGAGAAAATTTATATTTCCACAAGAAATAAATTGATGAGATTGGAACGTGCAAATGAATGTTGAAGATTATAAAAAAGGTTATCGAGAAGGATTTAAAGATGCCTTTGATATTTTTAACAATAAAAGTGACATAAGTATAGATAATGATATTAAGTACGATTCAATTGCAGATACTGATCTAGAATGTCCTGAGTGTGGGATGGTTTGGTCTATTACTGATAAGACTCCAAAGTGTATTAATATCACGTGCCCATTTAATTAAGGTATTATATTATGAATAATGAATTTGAAAATAATTATAAAAATTGGCACACATACTGGTCATATTTAAAATCAGCAATTAGAATTGCAGGCTGTATTACAGTATTGTGGTATGTACCATTTAATGATATGCTTGCATGTCTTGCATTTAGTTTTCTTCTTGCAGAACTAATCGGCATACTTGAGGAAATGTTTTAATATGAATATTGTTAAATACCCTAATCCTATTCTCACAACACCATGTAAAGAATTTGATTTTAAAAATCCTCCTCTAGATCCAAATGAGCTTGCAAAAAATCTTTTGGATCTTATGATTGAAAATAATGGCATAGGGTTATCAGCCAATCAGGTTGGTATCCCTTATCGTGTTTTTGTTACACGCGGCGATCCCAACTTTGCAATGTTCAATCCAAAAATTGTACATATGGGTCGTGAGGTAACATTTCTTGATGAAGGATGTCTTTCATTTCCAGGTGTTGTCTGTAAGATAAAAAGATCAAATGAGATTCGTGTTAGGTTCCAGATGCCTTCTGGCGGAACCACAACAAAAGTATTTAATGGGCTAACCGCCAAAGTTATTCAACATGAGATGGATCATATTGATGGACTGTTATTTTATAATAGAGCCAACAAATATCATCGTGATAAAGCACTGAAAGGA